TAAGTGACAATTATGGTCACATTGGTCAAGGAATGAGCTACAGGCCGCATGATTATTCATCCTTTATACGTAATTATTATTGTACTGTATAGGTGTACAGGTACTGTATGGATATACAGGTGTATGGATATACAGGTGTATACTGTATAGATATACATATACTGTACGGATACACAGTGATTGTATATACAGTTGCTGTACAAATATACAGTGTATAAGTATACAGTAGCTGTTTATAGGTAGTGTCAAATAGCCATGCTGTATGGTTATACATTGTATAGATATACAGTGGTGTATATAGGTATAGTTGCTGTACATACATACACTGATCATACATACAGTTACTGGTTATCTATACACTGTACATGCATACACTGTACGTTTATACACTGTACATACATATAGTACTGTTTGTATATACATGATGGCAAAAGGCCATAGGGGGGCCTACCGGGGGGTTCTCTTCTATTCTAGGGTACACCTAAAAAATATCTTATATAATTATAGTTCCTATAAAAATATCTAGGTTATTAAATAAATATAAAATAAATTGAATTATTATTGAACTTAATGGAATTACTAGTGTCTAATATATAAACTAATTAGGAAGCCTAGTAAGAACGAGACTAAATCCTACTACTTCCATTGTAATACTAGATCAATCCTCCTAAGACTACTACTTCTAAAGATCTTTCTCAGATTAGAGGGGAAGGTAACGAAAATGCATTGTAGTGTATCTGTTATTCACAGATAAAATATATAGATATAATTATACATTGAAAGAAGATATAAATGGGAACTAATTACATACCAGAGTCTATTAGTGCAGGTCTAGATACTACATCTAGTCTTAATACTAATTTGACTAATATACAGACTAGTCTAGGTAGAATGCTTAATACTTATGGTGACAGTACAGTAGGTACTAATGCTATGCATTCTGATTTAGACATGAATAGTCAGAGAGTCATTAACTTAGCAGATGGTATAGCTAATTCTGATGCTCCTAACATTAGGCAGTTACAGTCTCTTATTACATCAGCTTCTGTACAAGATGTTACTAATGCATCTGTTGTTACTTCTGTAGCTAATCTTAAAGCTCTTAGTGTATCAGGTTTAGATAATCTTCATCTAGCTATTACTAAAGGGTACTCTTCAGCTGGGGATGGAGGAGAAGGTAGTTACTACTATGACTCCTCTTCTTCAGATACAGATAATGGAGGTACAGTGTTAGCTCCAGATGTAGGTACTGGTAGATGGATACTTATACCTACTTCTACTACAGATGCAAGGGTTTTTGGTGCTTCTCCTTCAGCTAGTGCATCTGCTAATACCTTAGCTATACAGGCATCTTTAGATAGTTACTCTGAGAACCCTATAGCTTGGTATGATGGAGAATGGACCCTTCCTTCAGGTTTCTATAACATAGATGGGGAGTTACAGTTCCCTTCATCTGGTACACCAGAAGCTCATAGAGTTAAGCTTAATTTTAATGGTACTCTTAATCAGACAGATGATACTGAGAGTGCTATTAAGTTTAATAAGATTTACCATTCTGAGATACGGCTAGGTTCTATATTTGGACCTACTACTAATAAGTTTGCTAACAACAAGGCAGCTGTAACATTCCAAGAGGATAACGATAATAATAAAGTATATGTTCCTTACATATCTGGAGGGTTTACGTATGGAATACATTTTAATCCTACAGACAATTCTAAATCAGAGTTTAATGAATACTTCTTAGGGAAGATGTACGGTCCAAAATATCCTATATACTTTGATGGGGATGGAGACAGCTCACTTACTCATTACTTCAACGCTAATAATTTCTATGGCGGCTCTTTTAATAACACATTCTATACTGCTGCTGATGGTTCAGAGGCTATACATCTTTCAGATAATGTAACTGATGTAATGTTTCATTCCCCTAACTTTGCTAACTCAGCTACAGGTGTTAACTTAACACTTACAACTGGTGTTAGTCTTATTCACCCTTACTTTGATAGCCCGGTATCTGGTTTTATAGCTGGTAATCTTACTTCTGCTAGTAACCTTGTTTGGGTACATGGGGCAGGTACAGCATTTGAAGACTTGTCTTTTACAATGACTGCACTAGGTAGAAGTAATATATTTCTTAATACTAGTAAGTCAGGTTCAACTAAACCTGTAGAAAGAATAGACCAAGCAGGTATAGGTTTCTTAGCACCTGCTGCTGAAGATATAGATTACTACAGTCAACTATCTTTCTCTCCAACTATATGGTCGCTAGTAAACCTTGATGCTTTTGCCCAGTCTCAAATAATGAATAAGTCATATGAGACAGGGCTATCAGCTCCTACAGCAGGTACTTATAGGCAAGGTGCAATTGCTTGGAATAGAACTACCATTGGTACTGGGAATACTACAGGATTTATGTGTAAGACAGAAGGCACTGCTGGTATTTTAAATGGTGGGGCTACTACAGGTGGAATAACTTCAGGCACTAATACTCTTACAGTTAATGACGCAACAGATATCAAGTATGGACACCTTCTCACAGTCGCTGGTGCAGGTGTAACTGGTAATTTAGTGACTGGAATAAATGGACTAGTTATTACATTAGCTTCTAATGCTACAACAACAGTTGCTGGTGCAGCTGTATCATTTACAGCTCCAACTTGGCAACAATTGCCAGACTTCCCATAAGAAGTTAGAAGATAAATTTGACTAGTAAGGAAGGAAATAGTAGATGAGTGAGCTGTATGACTATGAAACATACCAAGGCTTCTTAACAGAAGATAAGTCTATCCTGAGAGACCCTAGAGGTGTACAAAGGACAGAGACCCTCTTCCACGGTATGAATAAGAGAGAAGAGAAGTATCCTAGTATCTACAGCTTAGCTGAAGAAGAAAGGAGAGGACTGCCTAGTGCATATCAAATTTATATACACAGTATAGATGAGAGAGAAGGTGCAATGAAGATCTTTGGTAGTCTTAAGCATTGGAGGAAAATGCTAAACCTTAAGTGGTTCAGAGAAGGCGATATGCGCTTTGGGCATGAAGGGGTTATAAAGTGGAGAGAAGACATGGCTATGCGTGATATCTCTCTGGCTAAGAGCATCCTTTTAAAGAATGCTAAGAAAGGTGATACATCAGCAGCTAGGAAGATACTGGACGAGTACAAAGGATTGACACCTAGTAATAAAGTAGGAAGACCTAAGAATGGTGAAACTGTAGAGAATACAGGGATATTTGATGCTAATAAGATAGCTCAGATCCATTCTAAAAGGTTCGGTGAGTAGAAGAAGATAGTATGGAAATCCCAATATTACTGGCTATTATAGGTTTCATCATCACACCTTATACAGCTTTTTTAGGTAGGGTTCAAGTGAGAGTTAACAAGCTACAAGATAAGATAGAAGAAGTGTATACTAAAGGCGAGACTAAGGAGATGGTTGAGCTAATGACTGATCCCCTTAAAGAGACTACTGTAAGTCTTATAGCATCACAAGATAAGTTAATAGATGCTATCCATAAACTAGAACTAGTAATGGCAAGAAATGAAGGTTAAGCAAACTACATTAGATCAGCTCATGGAGCTAAGACAAGACTGTGAGAACAACTTGTTTGAGTTTGCTAAGTATATCAATCCTCACTACGTGTATGGAGAGATACATGAGAAGGTGTTTAGTTGGTTGACACAGCCTGACTGTAAAGATCATCAGCTTCTTCTACTCCCTAGGGGACACCTTAAGTCTCACTGTATAGGGGTCTGGGTTATATGGGAGCTTACTAGAAAGCCTTGGTCAACGGTAGTGTACTTATCAGCTGGAGAAGATTTAGCATCAGCTCAAATGTACGCCATTAAGAACATGCTTACCAGCGATGAGTACCAGCTATTATGGCCTGAGATGATAACTCCATCTGAAGGTAAGAGGGATAAATGGACTAGCTGGTCTATAAACCTAGACCACCCTGAGCGTAAGAAGAGAGGCATAAGAGACAACAGTATTATAATTAAGACTGTAAAGTCAAACGCTATAGGGTTACACTGCTCTCACTTAGTACTTGATGACGTAGTAGTTCCAAGATACGCATACAGTGAAGTAGGCAGAAGAGAAGTACAGCAGTCAGTATCTCAATTCGCATCTATCAAGAACCCAGGTGCAGTAACTAAAGCTGTAGGTACTAGATACCATCCTAAAGATTTATACTCTTCTCTACAAGAAGCATCTAAAACTATATGGGATGAAGAAGGGTCTTACATAGGTAAAGAAAAGCTATGGGATATCTTTGAAGAGAAGGTAGAGAACATAGGGGACATGACAGGCGAGTACCTATGGCCTAGGACTATATGCTCAAACACAGGAGAGTGGTATGGATTTGATAGGAATATACTATCAAGTATACGCGCACAGTATGATTCTACGGGACAGATGGAACAGTTCTACGCCCAATACTACAATGACCCGAATGACCCGAACAGCCATAGACTCGATAGGTCTAGGTTTCAGTACTATGAAAAGAAGAACTTGCAAGAAGAAGCAGGTAGATGGTACTACGACGGTAAACAGTTAAACGTCTACGCTGCAATGGACGTAGCTTGGACCATTAACAATACTTCAGATTACACAGCTATAGTAGTAATAGGCGTAGACTCAGATGGATACATCTACGTACTAGATATAGACAGGTTTAAGACTTCTGACTTCCAAGTATACTATGACAGGATCATAGCATTAGCTCACTACTGGAGCTTCAGGAAGATGAGGATAGAGACTAACGCTGGTGGTAAACTTGTTAAGCAAGAAGTAGAAAGGCTTATACGGATTAATGGACAAGTGCTAGCTATCGATGCTAAAGCTACAACTAGCCATGACTCTACAAAAAGAGAACGTCATGCAGCTATAGTAGAGCCTAGGTACAGACAGCAAGGTATATTCCATTTTAAAGGTGGCCTTACTCCTGAGCTAGAAGAAGAGATTATACTAGAAAGACCTAGACACGATGACCTCGAAGATGCACTATGCTCCTGCATAGAGATATGTAAAGCTCCAGGTGTTAAGCACGATGGGAAGACTAGAGGCAAAAGCAACGTAGTCATACACACAAGATTTGGTGGACGTAGAGTAACAAGATGAGCAATGCTGCAAACAGTATAGACATACATGATATATTCCAAGCTCCAAGCTCCTTAGCTGCAGAGATAGCTAATAAGTGGAGTCAATGGAAGATGGGTCGTAATAGCTGGGAAGCTAGAGTTAAAGAGACTGTGAACTTTGTATATGCTACATCTACAAAAGAAACTACTAACTCTGAGAACAACCACAGCCACAGTACACATATCCCTATCTTAACTCTTGTAAAAGATAACTTAGATAGTAACTACTTGATGTCAGCTATTCCTAATGACAAGTGGTTTGAGTTCGTAGGAGAAGACAGAGATAGTACTCTTAAGGTAAAGAGAGACGCAGTAGAGAGCTACCTTAGGACTAAGAATAGATTACTTAAGTTTAGGAATACAGTTGCTAAGCTTATAAGTGACTGGACTCTATATGGTAACTGCTTCGCATCAGTTGACTACATAAGAGAACAGCACACAGACCCTATCACAGGGGAGACTACTCTAGGGTATGTAGGCCCAAAGGTCAATAGAATCAGCCCTTATGATATTGTATTCAATGTGATGGGAACCTCCTTTGCAGAGGCTCCTAAGATTGTAAGGTCTCTTAAGACTCTAGGTGAGTTAGCAAGAGACTCAGAAGAACGACCAGAGTTAGGCTACTCAAGCGAAGTACTTCAACAAGTAACTGAGCTTAGAAGCAAGTTGAACCAGATAGACCCAGCTGACTTTGATAAGATCTCTCAGCTACAGTTTGATGGGTTCAACACTCCTATGGATTATTTCAACTCAGGCTTCGTAGAAGTACTAGAGTTCTATGGAGACATCTACGATACAGTTAATAACAAGTTCTTAAAGAATCACGTTATAACTGTAATAGACAAGACTTGGGTTGTAAGGTCTGAACCTTTGAATACTTGGACTGGAAGACCTCACATCTACCACAGTGGTTGGAGATTAAGACCTGACAACCTTATGGCTATGGGTCCACTAGACAACCTTATCGGTATGCAGTACTACATCAACCATGTAGAGAATGCAGTAGCTGATGGACTAGATCAAGTCTTAACTCCAGACAGAGTACTGATAGGAGATATCACAACTCACTATGGAGACAATGGACAAGTAGAGTACGAGATACCAGATGGCCAAGGTACTGTAACTAACTTAATACCTGACCTTTCCTTCTTGAATGCAGACTTCAGATTACAGACTAAGTCTGATCAGATGGAGCTATTCAGCGGTGCACCCAGAGAAGCTATGGGTATAAGAACTCCAGGGGAGAAGACAGCCTTTGAAGTATCTCAGTTACAGAATGCATCAGGTAGGATGTTCCAGAATAAGATCAATCAGTTTGAAGAGTTCTTAGAAGAGATCCTTAATGCTGAATTAGAAGTAGCTAGAAGAAACCTAGACATCACTGATAAGATAAAGATCATAGATGATGACACAGGTGTAGAGCAGTTCTTAACTATTACTAAAGAAGATCTACTAGCTAATGGAAGACTTATACCTATCGGTGCAAGACACTTTGCTGAACAAGCTAGACTAGCTCAAACAATTACAAGTGTAAACCAGAACCTAGATGAAGAGATGAGATCACACTTGAGTTCAGTAGAGATGACTCAAGCCTTGTTAGAAGTTTCAGGTGCAGATAAGATACTAGAAGTTAAACCTAACATAAGAGTATCTGAGAGGCTACAAGCTCAAAGGTTAGCCCAAACTGCACAAGATCAACTAGATATAGAAAGCAATACTATAGTGGACGGACAAGGTAATGTGGACCAACTCAGCGTATGAACGAGTACTCTCAACTCCAGAGAGTAAGAATGTATTTTATGCCAGCTATGACTCTAACACTGAATTACTAGATGTCATAGCTAATGCTCTTAGTGATAAACTATCCACATGTGATAAGGCTATTAAGTCTGTAGAATCATATACATCTCCTGCTTGGGCATACAAGCAAGCAGATGCTAATGGGTATAAGAGAGCACTGACCGAAGTAATTCAGCTATTAACAATAAGAGATATGAGTAATGACAGAACAAAGTAGTTTCGTACAAGACAAAGGTAACGATACTAAAGATGCAGGTGAGACTTCTTTCACAGAGCAAGACCAACAAAGCTCTGTAGATAAGAAGAGCATTGAAGGGCAATTATCTATAGTACAGAAGAGATTGGATGACCAACTAGACTTTATTGAAACACTCAAAAATGAGAATAAAGTCTTAAGAGAGCAGACAGACTCTAATGATAAGATAGAAGATTTACTTTCTAGACTCAACACAAGTCAGATAGAAGATACGGGACAACAAGAACCGAACAGTCCGATGAATATTGATGACTTGAGGGATCAAGGCTTTGTAACTAAGCAAGACTTAGAACAACAAAGATTAGATTCTACCTATGCAGATAACTTTTCTAAAGTAAAGTCTGCAATGATTGACTCCTACGGAGAAGATAAGTACCTAGATATACTTCAAGGGAAAGCAATTGAGCTAGGGATGTCAGTAGAAGATATTGACACCTTAGCTAGAAGCAATCCTACTGCAGCCATAAAGCTAATGGAAGCGAATAAAAGTATACAACCTGGTAACTCTTCAACTCAAGGGTCACTCAACACTCAAGCAATTGATAACTTTAACAATTCTCAAGTACCTACTGCACCTAAGAGTGTCATGTTTGGTTCAACTACCAAGGATGTACAAGCTAACTGGAGAGCAGCTGGAGATATTGTTAAGAAACAAATGGAACAAGGTAACCAGTTTGGTTAACCTTAAAGGAAAATAAACAATGCAAATTACTAGCAATACTGCTGCTTTTATAGAAGCACAACAGTATTCTCAGTTCATATTGCAGAACCTGCATGATGGGTTACTTCCTGATAATTGGACTCGCGATGTATCAGACTTCGGTTCTGGTACTACACTAAACATTAAAACTGTTGGTTCCGCTACAATCCAAGACGTTCAAGAAGATACTCCATTATCTTATCAAGCAATTGATACTGGAACTGTAACACTGTCTATCACTGATTACATCGGTGATGCATGGTATATCTCAGATGTACTTCGAATGGATGGTTCTCAATTAGATCAAATGCAGTCAATGCGAGCCATGGAGAGTACTCGTGCTCTACAAGAACGTGTAGAAACTCGTTTCTTAAACGTATGTAATAGCTCACAGACTGCGTCTGCTCTTAACAATGTTAATGGATTTAAGCATCGCTTCGTAGCTTCTGGCACTGGTCAGATTGTTGCACTTGATGACTTCCGTGACATGAAGCTTTCTTTCGATAAAGCTAATGTACCTCAAGCAGGTCGTATCGCTATCGTTGATCCAGTTGTTGAAGCTACTCTTAACGGGTTGTTTTCTACTACTACTTCTATCGATAACAACATCCACTTCGAAGGTATGGTTAACGAAGGTTTTGCTCAAGAGCATAAATTCGTAGCTCACATCTTTGGATGGGATATCTGGACTTCTAACCGACTAGTTCGCTCTATCACTGAGACTATTGACTCTGTCACAGTTACTGGTGGCGTAGCTAACGTATTCATGTCAGTACTAGATGATCAGACTAAGCCTATCATGCGTGCATGGAGACAACAGCCTAAAGTTGAAACTGAAAGAAACATGAAGAACAAGCGTGATGAGTTCGATGTTACTTCCAGATTTGGTTTTGGTGCTCAGCGTCTTGATACGCTTGGTATTCTATTAACTGATGATACTACTTACTAAGGGGAACAGATATGTCTCATGAAAGCAACTGGGCCAATACTAGTGATGTAGTACGGAACCATTATAACGCTCGTGAAGTAGATGATAAGTTTGGTGCAGATCCTAAGACTGAAGGTGTAATCCGTCAGACTGAATGGACCTTCTCTTACGATGATCTTCCTGTATCTGGTCTAGGTCAGATGGAAAAGCTTATCCCTGATAATGCATTTATCAAGGATTGCTACTTTGAAACTATCACTGCATTTGTTGGTGGTACTTCATATGACATCGATCTTGTTACTACCGCTGGTGGTGCAATCGGGACTGGTGAAGATAAATTGTTTGATGCTTTAGCAACTGCTGAAATTAATGCTGACGGTGAGTGGAGATCTTCTCGAACTCATGGTGGTGGTAATTCTGGTAACGCTCTAGATATCGCTGTAACGTCTCCTGCTCAACTTCAAGTTGCAGCTACAGGTACGTTTACTGCTGGTAAAGCTCGAATGATTATCGAGTATATGGCTCCTACTACATAATTACTTGTATTAGGAATTTTATAGGAGGGGTATTTATTTACTCCTCTTATATCTAAATAAGGTAACATATTGAAATGGCAACAATGACACTATTAGAAATCGTACAATCAGTACTTTCAAGTATGAGTTCTGATGAAGTCAACGATATTAATGATACCATTGAGTCTACACAAGTAGCGCTTATAGCAAAAGAAGCGTACTTGAACTTAATGGCACAGTCTGAATGGCCCCACCTATTTAAGGATGGAGTACTTAGTGCACTAGGTGATGTATCTAGACCTAACTACATGCAACTTCCATCTAATGTATACCGTATTGAAGAGATTAAATACGAAGTAACAGAGCTTGGGGATACAAATAGAACATTCAAGACTATAGAATATCAAGATCCAAGTACATTTATAGAGAATTTAGATACTAATAAGTCTGGTGATTCAGATGTAACAACTGTAACTACTGATAACAGTACAGTAATGTTCATTAAGAATGATCTCTTTCCTACTTATTGGACATCATTCGATAATGATTTAATAGTCTTTGATTCTTACAATGTAGCTGAGGATACTACTTTACAGAGTAGTAAAACTAAATGCTTATTTTATGAACTACCAATATGGGTTAATACTAACACTTCTATTCCTGATATGGATCAGAGGTTCTTCCCTTCTTACCTTGCAGAGGTAAAGAGGATAGCTCATCAAGAACTAAGACAACAGCTCTCACCGATAGCAGAAGAACAAGCTAGGAGAGGAAAGGCTACTCTTAGGCAGCAAGCTAGACGTACAGAGAGTGTAGACACAAGGGCTAAGTATGGAAGATCAACAGTTTAAACTTACAGTAGGTGTTACTGATGCTGGTAAAGAGTTACAGATTGTAAGAGACACAATGACTAACATGTTCCAACTTCAATATAGCACTGGTGGAGAGATACCTTCAGAGTTAAGAGACCCTTGGAATAATTTAGAGATGTTAAAGGTTAGGGCTGAGAGTTACATAGCTAACCTATCTAAGAAGAAAGCTAAAAATGCCTAGAGCTACAGAGACAAAACAATACAGAGACTTTACAGCAGGGCTTAACACTGACTCTAGTCCTTTGAATATGCCTGAGAATACTGTTACAGATATCTTAGACATGGTCATAGAGAAGTCTGGTAAGGTTAAGAGATCTAGACATTCAGTTGAGGCTTCTGCTGTTAGAGATACTGGTGAGCTGTCATCTGGACATAAGCTTATTAGTTCTTCTAAAAAGACTAGTGCTTACGTTTGGAAAGCTCCTAATGGTGAAGGAGATACTTCCTTTGCAGTAGTCAGAGTAGCTGGAACGTTAATGTTCTATGACTTGAATATCCTATCGGATGACATAGATGTAGAAGCAGGTTACATAGGACAGCTGTCACTATCAACAGTTCTAACTAGTTCGTCTTATGTTAATGAGACTCTTCAATTTTCTTCTGGACAAGGTAAGCTGTTTATAGCTAATAAGTTTATAACTCCTTCTTATATCTCATGGGATGGAGCTACTACATTCACTGTTACACCTCTGAACTTAAGAGTAAGAGACTTTAACAGAGTAGATGATGGTTTAGGTATAGATGGAGATGCAGTCTACAGTGGAGACCAGTTCTTATTCCTTACAGGTGTTACAGGTACTTACAGTGTAGCAGAGACTGTTACTGAAGGTGGTAACAGTGGAACTGTAGTGTCTTGGGATGCTACAAACAGTATCCTCAGGGTAACAGCTACTAATGTCTTTACACTAGGAGCTACTGTAACAGGTGGAACCTCTGGAGCTACAGGCTCTATACAGACGTATACTCCTGTGATGGCAGACTATGTATCTGACTCTAAGAATAATCATTTGTATAACCTTATTAACCAAGGATGGACTCCTACTGAGATTACTAAGTACACTGTAGAAAGAGGGGTAGAACCTGACAACACTAAAGTATGGGTATTAGGCAAGGATACTAGTGATGTGTTTGACCCTGTTCTACTTGATAAGCAACACTTCGGTACAGGCTTAGCTCCTAATGGGAGCGCTATAATAAGTCCTTTCCTCAGGGACAGGCAGTCCTATATAACGTTTGGTGGACACAATGTCTTTACTGTAGGAGGTACAGCTACAGTTGATACTACTACAGATGGAACTAGGAGACCTTCTACTACAACCTTTGCATTTGGTAGAGTGTGGTGGGCAGGTACAGATTCAGATATTAACTCTAATAAAGTACTATTCTCTCAGGTTCTTATAGAAGATCCAGTACTAGCTGGGAGATGCTACCAACAGCAAGACCCTACAGCTGAAGACTTCAATGCTCTTTTAGCTACAGATGGTGGAGAGTTAGTCATATCTGATGCAGGGACTATAAAGAAGATAGTGCCTTTCAGAAGTGGTGTACTAGCTTTTAGTACTACCGGTGTATGGTATATCTCTGGTGGCCAGTCTGGATTTACTCCAACAGATGTTAATGTTAGTAAGATTACTAGTGAAGGAGTACTAGGGGAAGAGACTGTAGTAGTGACTCCTCAGGCAGTACTATACTGGTCCTCTACAGGTATCATAGCTATAACACTATCAGAAGATACGATCTCCTTACAGGTTACAAACATCTCAGAGAATAGAATAAATAACTACTATCTGAATAAGAGTGAGTCTTCAGCTACTGGTACAGGCTCTGCTCTCTTCCATCACCTTAAGTATGATGCTAAGGGAGTGTTTGATGAACATAATAACAGGATACTGTGGGGCTACGGAGGAGAGTTATTCCTTGATAATCCTAGCTTTATGAAATCAGCTCTAGTGTACGATATAGACTTACAGAGTTTCTATAGGATATCACTTCCAAGTACACCCTATGAGATCAATACAGCAGCTTTAATAAGTAAAGAAGGCTACGGTATTAAGTATCTTAACTCAAATGTCGACGGTACTAATGTTTTTGTAAACTGGGGGCAGCTACAAGGATCTTCTTACACAGGAGATGGGCACATAGAGACTTTCTATGAGACACTAGGTGACTCCTCTAGAAAGAAGAATGCACTATGGGTAGTAACTCACTTTGAGAGAACAGAAGATGGATATGAAGACAATGGCTCTGGCGGAGTGATACTCTCTAATCAGAGTGGATGTCAGATGAGAGCTAAGTGGGACTGGACAGATGACAACAGTGCTAACAAGTGGTCCTCTCAACAACAAGTTTACAGATTAAGAAGAGTGTACATACCTGCCAGTGCAGCTACTCCTTTTGACTATGGGTACACTGTAATCTCTACTAAGAATAAAGTTAGAGGACACGGTAAGGCTGTTCAATTCAGATTTGATACTGAGACAGATAAAGACTTAATACTACTAGGCTGGGATGTAACTTATGAAGGGAACAGTTCATTATAGTGAGGAAGCTATGTATAAGAATGACTACGTACAGTTCTCACTAGAACTAGTAGGTGAAAGATACTTCTTACACATAGACATCCTTAAGAAAGATGAGAATACCAGAGACCAAGTAATGAAGACTTGGATCGGGTTACAAGAGTATCTACTAGCTAATGGTATTACAGAAGTATCAGGCCTAGTCGAAGAAGATAATGAGACCTTAAAAGAATTTATAAAATGTTACAGCGGAAAGAAAGAGTTAGACTGTACAGACGGCTACGAGATATGGACAGCGGAGATTAGATAATGGGAGATCCAGTAACACCTTTTCTAGTTGGAGCTTCAAGCATACTAGGCATAAGTGAGCAGAGGAAAGCTCGTAAAGAGACTGTAAGGGCTAACAGGGCTCAAGAGAGAGCAGCAGCCATTCAGAACGCCCGTGCGAGGCGTAAGTCTAGAGCAGAGGCAAAGGTAGCTACTGCTGCTAACGTCGCTTCAGGGGCCTCTCAGGGCCTTCTAGGTAGCTCCTCGTTGTCAGGTATAACATCCTCTATTCAAACACAGTTAACTAGTAATGAAAGTTTCCAAAGACAGTTACAAAGTTTAGATCAGAAGAGGTTTTCATCTCTTACGAAAGCTACTAAGAGTCAAGCTAATGCAGACACTTTCAGCTCTCTTTCTAAACTAGCATCAACTATAGGTCCACGTTTATAGTGACTAGACTTACTTCAGATACATTAAATACAGAAGAAGAGCTGACTAACGCAGCTCTAGATGACTACCTCCTGTCTGGGAATGATAGACCTGTTCCTATGGCTAATGGGCTTATGGAGAAGAAGGCTTCTCTAGGTGCGCTTGTGAGTGAAGAGGAAGACTTGCCTGCTACTTATAGTAAGATCAAGTCTGACCTTATGGCTAACGGTACAAGCCCTATCCTTGAGTTAATAGATGAGGAAGAGAAAGCTGAACAAGAAGAGATAGACATTCAAGTAGCTAAGAACTTAGCACTCAGCTCTTCTACTGGCCTGCCTAAGACTGATGAAGAGATTAGGCAAGAGTTTAAAGAGCTTGAAGACCAGAAGAAGAAGAGACCTAAGGCTACACTTGAAGAGATCCTAGTCTACAAAGACCTGGCTAACATGAAAGTAGGTAAGAAGAAGTTCTTACTTATGAAAGATGCAGGTGAGGTAGTTGAACAGCAGAAGCTAATCAACAGAATGGTAGACCTCCAAAGAGTTAAGCTTGGGCATGTCAGTGATAAGCCTATAGAGAACTCTGCTAGGTTCCTTGTATCTTCTATGGCTCCAGGATGGGGTGTACTTCTATCAAACCTTGTAGAAGATATGAACCCTGGTAGTACATCTCTCTGGGATAAAGCTTTACCAGGTGAAGTAGTAAAACAGTTCAGATCTAACTATGATAATGCTACTGTAGAGGAGAAGCTAGAGATAGTACAAAGGCTAGGTAGCTTAGTAGAAGAGAATAGTGGCTTCTTAGTAGAAGACAATATGGTAGCTAAGGAGTTCTTAGAGATATTAGTAAGGAACGCTGATCCTACTACAGATGAGTTAGAAAATGATAAGATACTTAGTAATCTTATAGCTGCTGTAGACATAGTGCCTCTCTTAGGGAGTGCTGTTAGTAGTGGAGTTAGAGCTATTAAGAGTCTTAGACTAGCAAGTGGAGGTATTAAACCTGACACTGCTATAGCTTTGATGGATAAAGTAGACCCTGAAGCTACTAAAGAAGTCCTAGTAGCTACAGTTAAGACTAAAGATGAAGAGTTACTTGCATCCCTAGGAGTTACTAAGGAAGATATAGTCTTAGATAAGATGCTACCTATGCCTGATGGTTCAGAAATAAGGCTAGGTACTGATATCGATGCAGATGCTATAGGTAATCGTGTAAAACAAGAGCTAGGTGAGAATACACACGGTATAAATTACACTGAATCAGAGAAAACTTCAGCCCAACTAGACTATAAAGACCGAGTAAGCTACTTAGAAGAGTTTACAGGTACTACTTTGATAAGTAAGACCAAGATTAGACCTATAACTGGTGGATTTGAAGCTCAAGTTGCGATAGGTAGGACTAGTGATGAAGGTTTTGACACTGTAGACGAGGCTATGCATGTAGCTGAGCAGTATTTAGAGAACTTAGCAGGTGCTGAGACTACTATTTACAGAGCTGATAGGGTAAAAGGTGAGTATACAGCTCTAAACAAGGATACACTTAAGATACTGAGTGATAATAATATAGCAGATGACTATATCTTTACTCTTGGAGTAGAACATCACTATAACAAGTTCGATACTCTCAAGTTTGTAGAAGGAGATACAGTAGGTACTTCAGGGGAAGGTGCTAAGTACTTAGATATCTCTACAGTATTCAATGGTTGGGTAGTTAAGGCTATTAATAGGGCTGGAGATACGTCAGATAAGATTAAATCTGATCTCCACGCTATGATGAGACCTCTTACTAAGATGTATAGTTGGAATCAGAGGCCAGTACTAAGCGTAATAGACGAAGGTTCTTTATATAGAAACGAAGATGGGTCTATTGGTAAGTGGTTCTCAACTAAAGAACTAGAAGATAGGTTCCATGAGAAAGGGATAGACAGGGACAGCAAGAGAAGTAAGAAGCTAGTAGCTGCATATCACTCCTATCGAGAGTTCCAGAGGGAGATGTTCAATCTTAATAATAACAGGATTAGAACTTCCCTTGAGAATGAAGGCTATAAGAATGTAACCATATCTACTAGGCCTAGAAAGAGTAAAGAAGGTACAGAAACAGAACCTGCTATTCCAGAGCAGTTAATAGGTAAGACTATCCTGAAGCCTCATATACAAAGGGCAGTAAGGAATGCATATGATCCTGATACTGGTGCTATAGTAGATCTTACTCCAGGTCTTGTTGATAGCTTATATGCTGATGGCTCACAAATAGTCAAGTTAAAGTTTCCTAGAGGTACAGACTCAGGTAGAACTTCAACTCATGCTATTATTAAGAAGTCTTCTGGTGACAGTATATCAAATCTACCAGAGGTAGTACTTAAGACTGTTGAAGGGTACGGTACAAGGATACATGAAGCTACTCATCTAGTCAGAGAGTACTATCAAGTCATAGAGGACGGTGTAAGGACTGTTAAGAGCAGGGTAGTTACACTTGAGAATAATCCTAGGTCAGCTAGTGCAGCTGCTAGAATCTTAAACGAGAGAGCTAGTATAAATGCAGGCTTAAATGAGGTATTTGAATCTGATCTATCTGCTAAGAGTATCTTTAAGTCTGAAAGGTCTAGTGAGATACAGAATGTAGACTATGCTAGAGGAGTATCAGCTGAGTACTACCATGATAGAGGTCAGATATTCACCTCATCTAGAAGACCCGAAGAACTTAGGAACTTTGCTGGTAAAAGGGTAGTAAAAGACCTAGGTGAGTCTATCTCCTTAGCAATAGATAACGTATCTAAGCATGTATCAATGGATGATCTTATAGAGTCTCTGATACAGAGGTGGGAGAACACCTACGCTAAGGACTTCGGTGTTATACAGGTAGAGAATGGACCTAGGGTGTTCCCAGGTACAGGGAAGATACCTGAGCCTGCTGAGCTATCACTTCGGAGAGCTAAAAATGATGCAGTTGCTTTACAGGACAGGATAAACTTCCTAATGGGCACTGATAATACTAAGGTAGAGAAGCTAAATGAGCTGCTATTTGTAAGAGGTTCAGAGTGGCTAGCAGATAAGACTGTAGATGGAGGAGAATACTGGAACTCAGTAGCTGCTAAGATCATAGGTCTTAAAGATTCTCCTATTGCTCACCCTATAAGGGTAGCTAAGAACATAGCCTTCTTAAGATACATAGTAGCTATGCCTGTTAAGCAAGCTTGGATGCAAAGTAACACTGCATCTATGGCACTAGGCATGGAGCATGGAGCTTCTTACTTTGCTAACCAAGGCCTAAAGGATGCTATGGGGCTCTTCACTGGGCTTAGCATGAAAAGAGGCTCTGGTACTTGGAATGTAATGGCACCTAAGTTAGCCAAGGCTATGGACATGGATGTCAAAGAGTATGAAGCTTTCTTAGATGCTTACAATAGGACAGGCTTACATCAGTCAGTAGAATCTCATGTATATACAGCTAACATGGCTCTTACCCCTTCAATAGGTGGTGGAAATATGCTCACAGGTGTCCTTAGAGACACAGCTGAAATGCTCAAGAGTACAGCTAGAGTATCAAGGGACATAGGTTTCGGTACAGGAGAAAGAGTTAACATCGGGGCAGGTGGTTTCCTCCTAGCCAGAGAGAGATGGATTAGAAACTACACTGGGAAGGGTGATCCTAAGAAGTTATGGATGAAGAAGGATAATTTAGACTTTATAGCTGGAGAAGCTAGAGAGTTAACCTTAAACATGAGCCAAGCTGGAGCTACTGCACTTCAGAAAGGTGGCTTAGGGTTCTTCTTCCAGTTCTTATCTCACTCTCACAAGGCAATGCAGGCTGTCATCCCTGATAAATGGTTCTTGAGTGGGGTAGCTAATAAAGCTTTTACAAATAGAGAGAAAAGAAGGTTAGCTGCCACTCAAGTCCTATTATATGGAACAGTAGGTATACCGTTTGTAAAAGAAACAGTAGACTACATCATAAATAATGCAGGAATAGAACTAGGTACTGAAAGTGTAGAGCTTAGAGAGAACATAGAGGAAGGATTAGTATCAACAGCACTAGTATACGCTATGGACCTAGCTACTTCAGAGGAAGATGAGTCTCACTCCATGGTATCTAAAGGAATAGCTCCACTTAGTGCAGTTGCTACTGGCGGTAACTCTCCTCTTCATAAAACTCTTACAGCTTTCTATGATTTAACACAAGGTAACTACTTAAAGATATCCCAAGACTTAATGCCACCAGGTATAAATGCTACTTCAGATCTAGGTAAGTCTCTTCTTACTATGGCTTGGCTAGCAGGTGGGGTTGATCTAGATAAGACAGATCCTAGTAAGATGAGGCTTATCTTAGAAGAAGCTCTAAGCTTAGCTCCTCAATTAGACAAGTACTTTACTGCAAGGTTGTCACTTGAAGCTGGAGTATTAGCTAATAGTTATGGAGACCCTCAGATAGTACTTACTTGGAATGAGATGTTACTCAATGCAGGGCTTGGTGCTCCTCCTAGAGAGCTTGAGGAAGTAAAGGTCTTAAGCAGGAAGATAAAAGGTACAGGTTTTGGAAGGATAACTTCTCCTGTAGGTGACGATCTGAGATCAGTAGCTAGAACTGTATATAAGCTAGATAAGGCATTGATAGCTAAGGTCAAGGCTAACCCTACAGGTAGCCTAGATGAATTTAGCAGTAAGATCAAGAGTACTAGAGAGATACTTAAGTGGCTGTACACTGACAAAGAGTTTACTATCATAAACAAGCATATGATGAAGCTTCGTAAAGGTGATAGCAACGAGCTAGCTACAGATAAGTTTGGGAAGGACTTAGTAAGTGCTCTGTCCAGTGGAGACTTAGATTATAGTAGCCCATTAGTTACAGAGGCTCTTAATACTTTCTTCTTACAAGATAAGAAAGCAACTAGACTACGTATAGAACAAGGTAAAGCACTAGAGAGTGCTAACACAGAGAGAGTAGAACAAGAGAATTTATAATGGTTGAACAAGTAACATTACAAGGTCCAGAGGCCGCTTCTTCTGGCAACCCTAGCTTCCTAGGTAGTTTCTCTAGGTCTATAGGTGCATTAAGTTCTGCTATAGGGAGTGCATCCTCTTCTTCTGGCTCTACTGAAGAGAGCCCAGCGGTAGTAGCTGTCTTTAACAAAAGTGCAGAGCTAGCTGAGCAGCAAGCCCTTAAAGGGGGAGACCTTGAACAACGTAGACTAGAGTTACTGTCCTTTACAAGTAAGACTACTTCCTCTAGTGCACTAGGCAAAGGTGACTTGTCTAAGATAAGTTCTATTTTACAGAACTTTGGGAGCAATACAGGGTTAGCAGGTTCCTTTGCTACTGCTCAACTAGAGGACAAAAAGGCTCTTGAGGAGGCAGCTGCTAAGAGGAGGGCAGAGAATATAGTTAACTTAGCACCTCATCTCATAGGTGCTTCAGCTGAACAACAAGACGCTGCTCTCTCAAGTATAGAGAACAAGCAGTCTGATACGGCAAGCAATGAGCTGGAGTTGAACAACCTTAACTCTCAAACTAATCTAGAATCTGGTGTAATAGCAGCAGCTCAGAGGGAATCCTTCAGAGGGAGAATATACAACGATGCTGTACTTCTACATGGATCAGTAAGAAGTATAGTAGGTAATGTAACGTTTGACTCTACTGAAGAAGAGAAGAACAAAGTAAGACAGAGTCTTCTAGATTTGAAAGCAAATACCTTAGCTAAAATAGGCTCTTCGTATGGAGAGATACTCCAAGACATAAAGCCACAGGTAGATAACTTTACTAATGTAATAGATCTTACTATATCAGGGCTAAGCAACGAGGAAGCTTCTAGATCTATAAGTGCTGCTAACAACATATCTAGTGAAGCAGCTGTGAAAAACTTGATCTTCAATAACCCTGAAGCATTGAAGCTACATACTCTACTAACTACGATAGGGGCATATTCAGATTCTTATAACTTTGAAGAAGGCTCAGCGTTTGGTGTAGGTGTTAATAAGCTGTTAAAGATGTTTAACTTCATCCCTCCCATACCAGAGGATGATAGCTCTAGGGGTACATTAGAGACAGGTATATCTAATCAAGGGATACCTAAGGCTAATATAGAATCTGAGATTATATCAGCTACTAAAGACTTTACTACCGTTATAAACCATCCTGATGTAATTCAGGCAGCATCTAAGGACCCTAGAATAGCTGAACAGCTTGCAGCTTTAGCTAATGTAGTAACTAACAAGATGGCTATAGCACCTGATAAAGTACCAGCAGAGGCGTATGATGCTGTCTTTAAGCTTACTGCTGTAGAGGGCGGCTTAGAGGCTGTCCTAGGTACAGAAGGTGGAGAGAAACTGCTTAAGAACCTAGAGAGTGGTATAAGATCTTATACAAGTACACTTACTGATAGGCTATACAGTGAACTGAACACTGAAGTTACAAATGAAGTAGGTATAGTAGACCCTGTAAAGAGGTCATCTCCTTATAGGACTATAAAGATACCTGGATCTGATATAGAGCTACGTACTGTAGCTAATGATAGAATACTACCTTCTGAATCTGCAGGTACTACAAGGTTCCCACTGGTAAGAGATCTTATTGAAGTTAAGATATCTGAGACTGGTAACTTAGAGTTCTCACCTAGACCAGGTGTAGGAGATAACAGGGAAGTAACTGCACTAAGTGCTAGGCTGACTAAGAAGTACACTAATAGGTTTGGTCTAGTAACTAGATCACATGCTCATACTAACAACAATAATTCTAACTACAAAGTAGCTTCACATGAGATAGTTACTAGTGATAGGAGACTATCAGAGTTGTTTGTTGATAAGCCTGCAGCACTTGAAGAGAAGGTACTACCAACAGGTGGAGACTTAACTAAAGAAGAAGTAGATGCAGTTACAATAGAACCTAATATTGTATTAGACACTGAAAAACTTAAAAAGTTAATGGATGAAGGCGGAAATAGAGAAGAAATTCTCAAGATGCTGATAGAGTCAGGTATAGATGCAGAGGCTGCAAAAGCTATCTCAGGGATGAGAATACCTGAACTAGGTAAAGCAGATGAAGGCAGTATTATACAGCTAGAGGATGGAACCATAGCTGTAGTTAAGAAAGGTAAACTAGTAGAGCCAACTTCAGAGGACTTACAGCTTGGCTAAGGTTATAGGTAAGATACAGCGCATACCTAAGAGAGGTAAGCAAGGTGCTCAAGGCATAGCTGGCCTACACGGTAGAGATGGCAGAGATGCACCCTCTATTGAAGAGATTCTTAAGCTAGTACCTAGGCCTACCCCAGGAAAAGACGGTACAAGGGGCCTACAAGGCTCTCAGGGCCTCCCTGGGGAGCGTGGTAAGGATGGGACTAGTGTTACTATAGGTGAAGTTAAAGGCCTCGTAGAGGAGCTTGTAGGGGCTGAGGTAGCTGCTCTCCCTAAGCCTAAAGAAGTAGCAACTTCACCTCACAAAGGGTACGGCGGTGGTAGTGGATCACCAGTAAAGTATGTTACTACTATAACTACTTCAACTTATACAATTAATAAGAATGAGCTTCAAGCAGGACTTAATATCTTTGGAGTTAACTATGCAGGGGTATGTACTATAACACTCCCTCTCATACATGACAGGTTCAAAGATAAAGTAATAGTAATCAACGATGAATCAGGTAGTGCTGATTCTAACAATATAATTATAGAGTCAGTTTAATAGTACTAGCTCTTAGTGGTAAAAGGAAATAAGCCTTAGGCATTATTATTTCTGAGGATGATGATTAACCTTAATGACCTATATAGCGGTATCCGATAAAACAGTTTGTGTTATTTTCCCTAAGGTTGGATCGATGTCTATTCGTTCAGCTCTAGGTAAAATTCCACATCAACAAGTCACTGCTAAAGAAGCGCTTAACTATGAGGAACGTGTAGCTTTCTATCGTGACCCTGTTGAAAGACTGAACTCTATGTTCAATATGTGCTGGTGGGGAATACACAATAACTCAAACATGACTGAGCTTGTTCCTGACGGAGTTATCTTAGCTTATGGGGGGAAAGTTAGTAGCCCATTGAGAGGCTTTAACTCACAGAGGTGGACTGTAAAGGATGAGCAGAAGTTACAGCTAGCATTAACTGCTGCAAGAGATGAGAACCCGAACATATCAGATAGGAATCTAACTCGACTGCTAGATCAGCAGGACTACGAGAGATTTGTAGACCACATACTGGTAGAACAAGATCCTCATTGGGACTCTCAAGTTTCCCTAGCTACAGATGAAGGGGTCTTAGTTCCAAATATTAGTTACAGGTTTGAAGATATAAACAAAGAGTGGTCGAAGCATATAGGAGGAACCCTCCCTGTGCTAAATCACTGGGAAGCAGTCACTAAGAACCCTCATAAGTTAGGGAGTTTGAACCAGTTCTATGCAAGAGATATATCTAAACGAGCTGAGATAGCATCTAACAATCCTGGGAACTCTGGTAGAGGTAATAACTAATGGCTATTGGTACTCCAGTTGATGCAGGCCAAGGTGCCAGGTTCATAGCCTCGACTGCAATAACACTTGACTCTACATTCACATCTGTTGCTGACGAACTTATCCTAGTGTGTGTTGCCATCCCAGGCTCTTCAACTACACCGGATAGTATTAGCAACCATGACGGTAAGCAGTCATGGGTACAGCTTGGATCAACAGAAGTTCAAAATGGTAAGTCAGCTAGCCTTTGGGGTGCTATTAGTAATGGTACTTCTAGTACAGCTATAACTGTTCAGAGGTCAACAGCTAGTTTAATGACAGCAGTAGCTGTTAGAGTTACTGGGGTTGATGCCAGTGGGACAGTAGCTAATGCGTATGACCAATTAAAACAAGGTGGTGGCTACAGTGGATCTCCATCTTTAACTTTCGATACCTCAGTAAGTGATACTACGGTTCACTTCTGGGCTACGAATGACCAAGTCGCTGTAACAGTAGAAAATACAGAATTAAATAATCAAGTTGGAAACTATAACCATTGTAGACTTGTTTCTGATTACGCAGCATCTGGTGATACTACACCCTCTGCAACATTAGACTACTCTCAATACTCAGGTTACTTTGCGCTTGAACTGAAAGAAGGTGGAGGGGGTGGTGGAGGCTTATCAATCCCTATAGCTGCATACCATAGAAGACAATTTAACAGAGGTTAAGAAGTGCAAATATTAAAACAATCAACAGCAGTGGATGTCCTTATAGGCCCCTTTGTTGACAGTACAGATGGTAATACTGAAGAGACAGCACTTACTATCTCTAATACAGATGTTAAGCTATCTAAGAATGGACAAACATTAGCTAGTAAGAGTGATGTAACTGCTTGTGCACATGATGCTAATGGTATGTACAACTGTGAGCTAGATGCTACTGATACAAATACAGTAGGTAACATGGTTCTCTTCGTACATGAGACTGGATCACTAGCTGTAAGACATGAGTTCCAAGTAGTAGAAGAAGCTGTATACGATGCCATGTATGCATCTAGTGCTGCTGGTCCTTTGCAACCTACTACAGCAGGTAGGACATTAGACGTAACAGCTACAGGTGCAGCTGGCATAGATTGGGGTAATGTTGAGAATACTACTACAGCAGTAGACCTCTCAGGTACAGACATACAGTTAGCTGATACTGTCACTACTAACACAGATATGAGAGGCACAGACAGTGCAGCACTGGCATCAAGTACAGGGTCTGGACTATCTGCAATACCTTGGAATGCATCATGGGATTCTGAAGTACAGAGTGAAGTCAATGATGCACTAGTAGCTATAGGGCTAGACACTGTAGTATCAACAGCAGTAACTGGAGCTGACATAACCGATGACTCCATCATAGCTAAGCTAGTAAGTGCTAGTGCTACTGCAGATTGGGATGACTTCAATAACTCTACCGATTCACTACAAGCATTACGATCTTCCCTAGGTACCCTTACTAATGTAGGGTCTGCTGTCAATAAGTCAGCATCCAGCTACACACTTACTACTGGTACTCAAAGCTCAGGTACATACACAGATACTGAACAGCTTAATGGGACTACACATGAGCATACAGACAGTGCTGGTGCATTGGAGTTGTACTACGAAGCAATGATAGGAGGAGGTACACCTTCTTCTGTACAAATCACAGGACGGGTAACTAGCAGTAACGACACTGTTGATGTGTACGGGTATGACTGGGTAACTGCATCATGGAAACAAATAGGAACCATCGCTGGTAAAAACGGTACTACTAACGATGTCTACTCCTTTGATCTATTCGTAGACATGGCAGGAAATGGAGCAGATGAAGGGAAGGTAAGAGTAAGGTTCTACGAAGCGTCAGGACTAACATCCTCTACACTGGTAATAGACCAGCTACTTATATCGTTTAGCCAAGGAGCAGAAGGCTACGATAACGGAGCTGTATGGTTCAACTCTAACGCAGCTAACACTGGAACTGAAGTTAACATAGACGGTACAGCCCGTAACCCAGTGTCTAGTCACAGTGCTCTTATGACTCTTCTAGCATCTACTGGGTTGCATAAGGTAGAAGTAACACCAGGCTCTGTGTTGACTCTGGGAGCTGCTATGGAAGGGTACTATGTCAATGGTAACGGTAGCCTACTAGACCTAGGAGGCCAAGACATAGGAGGATCAGTCTTCCAGTTATTTGGGAGTGTATCAGGGACAGCTACAACAACAGGTTCTCCGTTTTTCTTTGAAGACTGCTTATTTGCTACTGCTACTATACCGCCTTGTACTCTACAACAGTGTGGCTTTAGCGGTACTCTTACACAAGGAGGAGCAGGGGACTATAGGTTTGTAGATTGTTATAGCTCAGTAGCAGGGAATGGGCCTGCAGTGTTTACTAGAACAGGCGCAGGTACTGTAACTTGTGAGCTTAAGAGATTCTCTGGTGGCGTAACTCAGTCTGGGATAACTTCTGCAGACACCTTTACTCTAGGGGGTGAGCTAGGTACTGTCACTTTAAACGGTGCAGATGGCACTGTTGAACTGATGGGCACATACAAGACAGTCACTGATAACAGGACAGGATCTCCTACCCTTACAATAGACGGGGCTATCTTAGCTGGAGACGTGGCTAGTATCCTAGTTGATACAGGTACTACCCTTGACACTAAGATAGATGACATACAAGGTGCTACATTTAGTACTGGTACTGACTCCCTTGAAGCTATAAGGAATAGAGGTGATGCAGCTTGGACTACAGGCGCAGGTGGTACACCTCCTCAGCTCCTACAGTCTACTACTATAGCTACCTTAGCATCTCAGACTAGCTTTACATTGACTGCTGGCAGTGCTGACAACGACGCTTACAATGGGCATCTAGCTGTAGTAACTGATTCTTCTACTAGTACTCAGAAAGCAGTAGGAGTTATCAACGACTATGTAGGTTCAACTAGAACAGTAACTCTAGACTCTGACCCTGGTGTCTTTACCATGGCAGCTACAGACAGCATAGACATAGTAGCTGTTAACCCTGCTAGCTCTGCACCTACAGCTGTTCAGATAAGGCAAGAGATAGATAGTAACTCTACTCAACTAGCAGCCATAGTAGCTGATGTAACGTCTATACTGACTGATACAAGTACAACACTCGATACTAAGATTAATACTATTGACTCTCTAGTAGACTCTATCAAGGCAGTTACAGATGTACTACCTGACTCTGGAGCTTTAACTAGCATTGCAACAGCATCCTCCCTCGCTACAGTAGACACAGTAGTAGACGGAATACAGTCTGACCTATCTAATGGAACAGATGGACTAGGTGTTATCAAGTCTAGTGTAGACTCTCTTACTACTACAGTAGGTACAGCTGGAGCTGGCCTTACTGACTTAGGTGGCATGTCTACCAGTATGAAGGCTGAAGTTAACACTGAGTTAGATGATGTAATGTCAGTAGATACTCATGCTGAGATAGGCACTGAGACACCAGCTGCTACTCAATCTATGAAGAAGATGATGCAGTACTTGTATAAAGCTTGGAGGAATAAGTCTACTGAAACTGCTACTACTTACAGTTTGTTTAACGATGATACTACTACAGTAGGACAGCAAGCTACAGTATCTGATGACTCTACTACATTCACTGTAACTGAGAAGACAACAGGATAATCATGGCAGTAGATACTTCAAAGAGAAGAGCATCAGCCTTAGGGTTTGGAGTACCTTTCCTTAGGCATAACGTACCTAGTGGAAGTGTAGATGTAGGCCATAGAGCTACTATGGTTAACATGTACAGTGGTATAGAGCCTTCTGGTGTTGTCCTTCCACTGCCTGATAATTTGATAGATGGAGATAGATCAGTAACTATATCAAGTGCTTACGGATCTATTACATTGTACAACAATAAGGTTGATTACTTTACTATGTAGCAGAGAAGTTACTTTACTACAGACAAATAAAAAGGGGCTCTAATAAGGCCCCTTTCTTTTTCTTGGTGAAGAAGTAAATAGTTATTAAGCTACTACTGGTGCTTCTACTACCTTAGCCTCCTCGGCTTTGACTTCTTCAGCTTCCTTAGCTTCTGTTGCTTTCGCTTCAACAGCCTTGGGTGCTTCTTTAACTTCTTCAGCCATGACGGCTTGTACTTCATTAGTGGTATTTTCCATGCTACATGCTTCCTTTTCTTCTTGGTTGTGTTTATTGAGATCTAGTAGGACAAGTACATCTAATAAAAGTTCAATTGTAAATTCTATCGAATCAGTAGAGTAGCTATCTTTTAGTAAGTCTATAGCTGCTACTGTCCTGTCTTCTATATCGTCTGTTGTACAATACATCTATTACTCCTTAAGATTTCTATTAAAATCTTTAATAGCACTGTCTACAGTATCACCAAAACCTGCTATGCCTTCTTGTATGTTCTCTCCGTGTAGTACACACCACTGGTTACCGTCTTTGTACACCTTGATCTTAATAGAAGACAGTGATACTGGGTAAATACTACTGTATATATCGTCTATAATATACAGCGAAAGGGCCAACAAAAACATCACAAGCATTATCTCATTCATATCTTACTCCTTAAGCCACTCTTCAGGTATCTTCTTATTAGCATACTTCCAAGTTATACCTTTGAAGATACCCCTTCCTTTCCCTGAGCAAATGTCTGCATAAGTTTGCTTTGCTCCTTTGCTAGTTCTTGTAGAACTTCTGGTGAATACGAATCTAATATCAAGGTCTGGATAGAGTCTCTTAATGAGGAGGTGTTTGAACCTGTCCTCATAGTCCCAGATGCCTTTCGTCTCGATGCAGATGATCTTGCCATTACTCTTATTCCTTATCCAGAAGTCAGGTGTGTATAGGTGCTTACTACCAGGCTTGAACCAAGGAATCTTACCTTCCTTAGGTTCATAAAGATACTCTACAGTCTTAGTTCTATTAAGCTGCTTAGCTATATCTTCTTCTAAGCCTGACCTGTACTTACTCTTTAAGTGTTTCTTCATCTTCAACTAATTCTACTTTCAAACTATCAAGCTCTCTGTCATCTATGATGATCTCTTCATCTATGAATCGGCCATTCCAGTAACCTTTCTTTGCCTTCTCTTCAGATTCAGCTTCTACTTCGTATATATCATACTCTCTACAATACCCTGCTCGTTCTGCTGTTACTAGATACTTATTCATTTTACTAGTTGACATTGTCTTCTCCTTCGAACTCTTTAAACTTAGTAAGTATAGGATGTACTTCACCTAGTGGCTCTCTTAGCATCCAGAGTAGTATACCATTCTCTACCATGTAGATGTACCAGAAGGAACCAAAGTACTTCTTATACAAGTGTCTTACATAGCTGTACATATCAAGCTCTTGTGTAAGCTTATCTATGTTACTAAGATGAGCAGACTTCTTACCTATACCATACAACCCTAAGATATTATCTACTGTATCACCAGTGAGCATCTGCTTATAGAAGTTTCTTATAGCCTCTAACTCAGATACGAAGTATACTTCCTTAGTCAGAGGACTATGATGTAGACCAGGTATATTATCTAGGTCCTTGTCTACACTGGATATAATAGTACTATACTTGGTATCTATCTTAGATCCTTCTAGTACCATGTGTATATTAGAAGCTTCACTTACAACATAGGACTTGTACTGCTCTATCCCTAGTTGATCATCAGCTTCTATACCTTTACACAGTACAGCATCACAGTGCTCTAGTAAGTACTCACGTATCTTAAGGAAGTGATAAGGCTTCTCAGTAGGCCTTGTACCTTTGTATGGTAGTATCTTAGCGTAGTCTAATCTGAAGTTAGAGGAGCTCTCTGTAAGGTACAGCGTATGTGTATCAGCCTTACACTCCTCTATTACCTTCTCTATCATAGAGTCTACTCTAGCTTTAACATAAGGCCACTTAAGGTAATCAGTACCTGAATCATTCTTAGCACTACCTAGTGCATAAGGTATACGATCAGCATCTATTAGAACTTTCATACCTCTACGCCTAGCTCAGCCAGGGTTAAAGGTGTGTACTCTCTGTACACATAGGCCCTAGTCAGTTTGTTAAATTCAACATCTGCTTCCTCTGCAAGCTTTTTATTTTTAATCTTTTTATTAAACTCATCTAGTCTAGTAACCTCCAGACTATAATTAGAGTAAAGATCTTGTGCATCTAATTTGGCTTTACCAGGAACAAATGACAGATTAAAAGAGTAACCATCTCTGTTAGCCTTCTCAGCTAACGGGATCATCTTTGCGAAAGCTTCTACAAGCACTTGTAAGCTATTAGTAACCATGTTTAGGAGATCCTATCTAACATAGTTTGAAGTGCAGACCCTTTGAACTCTAGGTTCTCTTTGATTCTATTCTGTTTAAACTCTGGGAAGTTTAAGAATATGTCTAGGTCAGGTTTCTCTAGGTCAAACACATAAGTAGGATTAACTAGCTCTTTAACATTAGTACCACTAGCTATAGGAGATACACCATACTGTCCAGCTATCTGCATATACCCGCTGCCATTCTTATTAGGTCTTATAGTAACTTGACAAGTCTTATCTAAGTTAGAAGTAAGATCATCTTGGTTACCACCTAGTGCTTTGATACGCCTTGTAAGGTTAGTTATCTTATCACTGTCCATGTCTCTGCTGAGCTTATTCTTCACTAGCTCTGATACATGGAAAGGTCTACCATCTTCCATAAGGCAGCCTACTAGTTCATACACTAACTCTAGTTGGTACTCAGCTTTCTGCTTCTCACCTAGATACATCCATTCAGGTCTAAGACCCATATCGATTATGCCTACTAGTCGAGCCAAGTGTGTACCTTCTACTGGTTGCTCTTTAGCTTGTGCTTCTTGGTATCTTGTTTGCATTATAGTTCCTCTATTTTTGTTTCAAGCACAGGCATAACTTTACTTACACATGTCTCTACCTTGACTACATATTTGTTATTGTAGTTAAAGTCTCTTATATTTTTGACAGCGTAATCAGTAGCTTCCTCTTTGGTTGAGAAGGATGGACTGTGATCTTCTTCTCTTACTACATAATCATCTAGTACTTTATATTTCTTTTCCATTTGTTTAGTTCTCTATCTCTAGTGTGTCTCATACCAACTACTCCCTGACTTGACATCAGCAGCTAAAGGTATATTCAGATTGTAATACTTACCAGCTTCGACTATACTCTTCTCAGCAAGTTCCTTATGTCTCTCTACATCTTTAGGTGCAACATCGTATTGTCCTTCATCATGCATATCTATTACTTTTATACTGTCAAGGTTCTCCTCTCTTACCCATTGGTCTAGCAGTACTATACTCTTCTTCATGACTACAGCTCCACCAGATTGTAGCCTAGTGTTAAGAGCCTTATGCCTCATGATCCTACCATCGTCTCCTCTTCTCATCCATACCTTTCTACCGTCTAACCCGAGTAAGTATCCTTTTCCAGACTCTCTTTTAGTTGAGTTAATAAGCTGCTCAAGTCTTGGGTTAGCTGTAAGGAACTTATTACGTATGTCAGTACCGTCTCTCTTTGTTCCTCCAATGATAGATCCGAGCTTCTGATCCCCTGCACCATATATAAAAGCATAGATGAAAGTCTTAGCATCGTCCCTAGTCGGTAGTCCAGCGAGTCCTTGATTATAGTTATGTATGTCACCAGTCAGTATCTCCTGTGTATAGAGGTAGTCATCTATGTAGTGAGCTAGCATACGTAACTCTATCCCTTTAGCATCATGCCCTACAAATATTCTACCTGGCCTAGGTATGAACAGAGACCTCATCTCTTTGCCATACAGAGTACCAGCTCTAGGTATATTGACTACAGTCATGTGAGTCATTCTACCTGTGTTAGTACCACAAGGGTTAGCATCAGCAGGGATAGTACCATCAGGTCTTATGTTATTAAGTAGGCCCTTCTTATCGTTCTTTAAGGACTTCAAGCAGGAGCGCCTGTGCTTGATCAGGAGACGTTCTTTAATAGAGGCTGGCATACCCCCTTGTATAGAGTCAAACGAGTCCTCAGTGAGCTTAGGGGACGTCCTACGGTACCCTGTGGCTTGTTCTTTGTCCTTTACATAGTTCCATTCAGTAGGTACCCATCCTTCTTCTAATAGAAACTCTTTAATCTTCTTATCACTATTAAGATTGAACTCTGTAAACCCTACCTTACTAAATGGACCAGCTACAACTTCATACCCTTCATCCTCATACCAAGACTGTACTCTCATGCTGTGCTTGCCTGTAACATTGAAAGGCTTAGCTATAGTAGTACCTCTTACTACAGTTTTCGGGAGAGATAAGAGTAGAGCTTCGTCGATCTTAGATAGTTTATTGTCGAGGTCAGTAAGTAGTGTAGTCGCTGCTCCGATGTCAAAATAAACTCCTGATCTAGCTTGCTTGGCAATAATACTAGCAACATCATGCTCAAGCTTAAGGCTACTAGTCCAATCATGATCGCTAGCCTCAAGGGTAAGCTGATCAAGTACCAAGTGGTTAATCTCAACGTCTTCAGTACACCTGTGCAACATTTCTTTACTAAACTTAGTCCAATCTTCATGCTTTGGTTTCCTTTTCCCTAATCTTTTACCCCATGCATCAAGACTGTGTCCACCTTTGATACCTATAGGTGATGACCTATCAGGGTTAAGCAGTCTTGACATTACTAGAGTGTCTGTTATCTTAGTACCTTTACTCGGCTTCCATCCTATTAGCTTATCTAGTAAAGGTATATCGTATCCTATTATGTTGTGCCCTATAATCTCCTTAGCTTCTGTTAGTAGTCTCAGTATGTCACTCATACTTGATGCTGACTTATGGTACATGCCATCTTGGTTATCTAAGTAATCTTTGAATGTAGAGTAAGTAGCACCTGTATCTATATCTTTACACACTATACACCAGATAGTAGTAGCTCCATCTAGGAGTCCATCTGCTTCTATGTCAAAGACTAGTCTCATATAAACCTATCAACCTCTTCAGCAGTAAGACAAGACAGTATAAAGTCTATTGAATCTAGGTCATACTCATTCTCTATTAGACCTTCAGCTACTCTTCTCTTAGCTTCTTCAGGTGTAACAGCATAGACTGTATAGTATTTTATATCTGAGTCTGAGTAGGTACACTTGACTTTATACTCATTCATCTTGATCCTCCTCTAAGATATCAACCAATACAGCATCTTTATACAGTACAATGTTAGTATACCCTGCTGGTTCTCTACTTAGATAGTCATACCCTGTATCTCTTATGAAGAGTACTCTTTCTCCTACTAGGTTCGAGTACCACATACGACTATCAGTACAGTTTAAGATAAGTAGCTCTTGTTTAGCTGTCATATCTACTTACCGTTTCATACTTAAGCTTACCTTCACCCTCTTTAAAAGAGGCAAATGGTTTTGTAGATATAGAATATAAGCTGCTTTTAAAGGTAGAGTTAGAACACAAACGCATTTCGTACCCTCCGAAGTAACCTTCATCACAAATTAAATAGTCATATTTACTTGACACATGGCTCCAATCAACAGAGGCAGGGTATGATACTTCTTTCTTCCTATAGCATGCATCTCTATTCCAGCAAGGAATGCTAGTTAGTTTCCAATCTCTGAAGAAGTTAGTCATAAACTCAACCTCACCATCTTCTAGCCAGTCCCTAAACAACTGTACCTTCTCGTCTATATTTAATTCTCTATAGTATCTCATCTTCTTTTACCCTATGTTTGCTTTACTAGTATTAAATTTATTAGACTCATCTTTATCTGAGTTGTCATAGTTCTCTGGCTTATCTGTATTAACCATACGTCCTGTACTCTCTACAAAATGTAAGTAATCTGTAGGTCCTGTCCTCCCTGTAAACCTACACTTAAGTACAGTTATAAGTGAAGTATTAGCACAGTAATTATCATAGTGCTGCTGGTTCCTAGAGAGGGCAATGACATCCCAGCTTAACTGCTTAAGAGAACCACTACCACGTAGATCATCTAAGCTAGGTACTAATCCTTCTTCAAAGGAAGAACCATATGTACTAGTCTTTCTAAGGTGTACTACTAAGAAGATACAGATGTCTAATTCTTTGGCCAGCTTAGCTAGCTTAGACATGATAGTATCTATTCGTTCCCTTTCATTTCCTTCAGCTGCATATTCTGATACAATAATAGAGAGATGATCTAGAAAGATTAGGTTGTGTCCTGTAGCTGCAAAATATCTTATCTTATTAAATAGGTTAGAGTCATCCATACCGCCGAAGTGGTCATAGAAAGACCAGCGATGACTATCAAATAGGTAGGAGTGTGCATCTCTTTCATCTTGTTCAGGTATAGTTATATCAGGGAGATGCAATCTTTTGTTGAGGTGGACAGACATGATACCTGATACTGTATCACCTAGGCCTTCTTCGAGTGCTATGTCTGCTATTTTGAATTTAGTAGTTTTAAAAAAATGGTACTTAAGTTCACGCATGAACTGAGTCTTACCACAGCCACTGCCTGAGGTGACAGTTACTATGCTACCTAAGCGTACACCGTACGTCTTAGCATTAAGCTCAGGCATAGAGGGAGGGTACGAGTAGCACGTAGCTGAGTTAGCATCTTTGTATGCTTCCCAGGTATCTGCACCATCGACTATGTTGTCAGGTTGGTAACGAGTAAAGTGCTTCATGCAAGCCCACTTAAGCTCAGAGCCTAAGCCTTGCATTAGCATTTCATTTGGATCATTAAGAGTTAGTTTAGTTGTATAAGATTTATGAGGTAGGACCATACACGCTTCATCAAGAGCCTTCTTACCTGCTTCATCTTGATCGAATACGAATATGATTTGTTCGAATGTATCTAGGTAGTCGTAAGCTTTGGTTATCTCAGCAGCTGCACTAGCTGAACCTTTGCTTAGAGATAGTACGGGGGGTTCCCAGTCATGGATAGAACTGGATTCTTTTAGGACTTGGTACAAAGACATTGCATCGTACTCACCTTCAGTTATGAATATCTTTTTACCATTAGGTGGAACTATTGATTGGCCAAAGAGTTCTGTATCTTTGCAATCTCCTATACAGGAGAAAGATTTAACTGCTACATCCCTCTTCTTATAGCCTGTTATCTTTCCATCTTTGGACAGAGGTAAGAGCCTAGCCTCATAGTCAGTACCATTGGACTGGTTGACTATGCTTCTAACCTGATACCTCTGTGCAGTAGATAGAGTTAGTCCTCTATCCAGTAGGTCTACTATTGGACAGAGGGTGAAGTTCTCTACATCATTTACAGCTGTACTCATAGTACTTGATACCTTAGGAATTGAATGAATAGTCTTATTCTTAATAGAGGTGTATCCACATCTGTTACAATAAGAACCACCATCTTCATAAAGTATTAAGTGGTTTCCTGTAATGTCTCTACCTTCAGATCTACAAGTAGGACAGAATGTATCACCTATGATTTTACTCATCTTTTTCTTCCCTTAAGAAACAAGGTTCAAGTTGTTCAGATATTAAATAGTTAGTATAAATTAGACCTTATACTAAATAGTTAGTTCAAGTGAACAACTAAGCAGATAGAAAAAGTTTAGTGATTGTACTGCTTAGTGCTATTACTTACTGTCTTCTTTCTCTTTGTACTTCTCCTCAAATGCTCCATTACTATATACAGTAACGAGCATGTCAGACCAAGTAGGGACTCCATCTGAGTTACGTTTGAAGGGGAACTGGATAACTACATAGTCCAGCTCCTCACGTATCACAGCTTGGTACAGCTCCCCCTTCATTACATCATTAAGATTTACTTCTAGAGCAGTTATTACATTCTTAGTGGTAGGCTTCATGTGGATCATGATAAATCCTCCTACGTTATCGGCTATCATAAACAGTATCTTCTAGTATAGTTTGCCAGTTACACTAGAAGATACTGTCCATGTCCGATCTTTATACGTCAGCTTACCTACATGCATAAGGCATAAGCTGCCCACTAAGATACTACGTTATGTGCCAATAAGAATGGCCTCTACAACTGCATCTTTAACATCCTTAAGCACTGACTTAACTAACGTTAGGGAAGTCATTACTTTTGTAGATACTAAAGGCCACACCTTTTGAAGAGCTGTGACTTGAAACAAAGTAAACCAACTAGACACATTCCAAGCAACAAAAGCTTCTTTGGTATAAAACTTATGCAGCTTAGTAGGTGTAACTTTCATAAGGATAGACTTCCCTTTGCTGTGTTCAAAGGGGTCTCCTTCGCTTTCCAATATCATAGGCGTATCTCCTTAAGACGGCATGTATCTCGTCTTGTTAGATCTTAGTTGTGCACCTGGGGTTTTCTCCAAGTACCTTATGTTACAAAATAGTGTCTTAGCATTAACAAGCGTCCCTATTAAACCAGACACCATGAGGTTTAGCTCGGGTAAAGTTAACCCGAACTCAGCTGCCAGGAACATCATCTATAGTAGCCTCCTCTTTCCTACCGCACCTCCAATGGCGCAGTGATTGAACATGTTGTTTCATAAGGTGTTACCCTTCCCTCTTCTTAATACCACATGCTTAGGCATCGAAGTCTATGGAGTTGAGATCTTGTAGCATAAGATCATGTTTATCAGCGATAGTACCGAGTTGCTTGTCAATCTTAAACCCGTTAAGATGTGCTTCTTTCGCTGAGTCCAGGTCTTCTAGCAAGGCTTCTATCCCTTGCCGTATCTCACTGTAAAGTACAGTCTTATCCATACTTACTTTCTCCTTTTGCTTATAGGTGAAGACTCTCACTTCTTTCTGAGTACTTAGGGATACCCTCTGTAAGGTCCCATGTGCCCGTGTAAGAGGCGTTTATACCACTGAAGGGCAATGTATCCTCCTCAGGCAAAGGCCTCTCACACGCCCTTAGAGCGCCTCTTAGATATACACTCTCTAAGTTAGACACTGCCATAGCTACTGCCTGTAATAATAACAGAGTGCAGAGAAAACCTTTAGAAGGTTCTGGTAATCTCATCATATTCTCCTTAATCATAGACCCCAATCTACTTTCGACAGTACACTCCTACAGTGAAGTCTCTACTACCTAACAACTACACAGTGTAGCTGAGGCACAGCTTACTTCAGGTGTGGATGAGACACGCTAGTGTGCCTACTGAGGGAGCCAAAGACTGTAGTCTTCTAAAGGCAGCAGCTTATACACTGTAGAAGCATACTGTCAAAAATAGACTGGGGTAATTAACAAATATAACAGTACAATATCCACATGCATAGGGTACTGCACTGCTGTGTTTTCGCACTGACTGTACGTTGCTTCAATTGCACAGTGTATTCTATGCAGGTCCACTAGAGATGACTAGTAGTTTGTCTTACCTGCTGTAGCAATACACTGTGGTTTTAACACAGACCTTTAGCTATATGGGGTCTTTCACTAAGGCTTTCTGATTCTTGTGCCTGATTGTCTCGTATCTGAGTGCTGTTGGTACAGTTGAATGTTACATCTAGCAGGGTATCACGGATTAAAGGTCCGGTCCTATCGCCATGTAACTTACTCGGGTAGCATAACGTAGTACAATGTGTATGGGTTATTTATCTACTAGGAGCTGCACCTAGTCAACGGGTATACCGTTGTCCCCTGTACTATGGGATTAGATTCATGTTTAACACACTGTACTACGGTACTACTCGAAGTCATTGGGGCTACCAACTCCTCGCTTGTAGCTTAGTCGCTGTTGTGGAGATTCAGTACCTTCAAGACAAGATAGCGAGTCTTGTCTATAGGGTACCTTCCTTCCTCTTATCGGTTCCGTAGTGTATATATTTAAAGTAGCAACCCATGTGACTAAGAAGTCTAATGTTGAGGCTACTAATATAGCACTGGGAATTATTAATGTTACTATGTCTAATAACATATTATAGTCTCCAGTATTGGTAATAGAATACATCAAGATAGTGTACTGTTTAAGAATACACTATCGTAAGTAACTACCTATGGCTCAGGAGTTAGCCCTCTTCCTTTTCTTGATGATCTTAGAAGCAGCCTTACTAGCAGGTTCAGCCCTCTCATTCTTAGACTTTACCTTACGCATTCCCATACTCAGTACCATCTTACTAAGCCCATAGTCAGTACGTTCTAGCTTCTCAGCTCTACGGATATGACTCTTCTCTAACCTTTCTAGAGACTTGTACTCATCCCCTTCACTTTTCAACTTACGTATTTCAGTGTCAGCTGCATCCTTCCTAGCTGCTACAGCTAACTCTGCCTTCTTCTTCTTAGCTATAGCATGTGCTTCTTTGACGCTTAGCAATACCTTCTTGCCAGTAGAATCACGATAAGCATAGCTGACTCGCTTAGGCTTAGGATGCTTCTTCGCTATTTTTTTCTTAGGTGAACCCATAGTGTTATCCTCAGTGTTTCAGATAATAGAGAGACAGTATTATCCCTCAAGATAGTACACTATTACTAATGCACTATCGTAAGGTACTTACCGTTTCAACCAGACTAGGAGAGCAGCTACACCTAGAGAACAGAAGTGACTAGCTGCATACCAAGTCTGATCTGATGACCAATTGTTTTCTCCGTTGATTATAATGTTACCTGGCATCTCACTGAATACCCACACACTGGACATCAGCGAGTATATAACAAGACCTAGGATGATTATCCTCCATACGGAGGCAGGCGTCTGGTCATCTAGAGGTACGAACTCTTGTACTCCTGTTCTCCTACTATTAGAAGTTGTCGTCGACTTTTGTGGATATTGTGGAATAGCCATCGTCATCAACCTCCTCTTCGTCTTCAGCGTATACAAAAGGCTTTACAATTAGGCTGTAACCTTTTGAACTAATTGATATATCTACTTCTTCTTTCAGATATACTATGTAGTCGAAGCTGTTAGAGCCATGCATATGTAGCTCTGATGCTCTGATGTCAAGGAGGTAAGACAATAGCCACAGGTTAATCTTGTGTTCGTGAGCAATGTAGTTACGATTAACAGGTATTATATCTACCGTGTATGTTTCACTCAGGTCTTTTAATGAACCTGTTAACCCTTGACGTACTAAGGAGTAGACTTGCCCTACTCTTTCATCGTGCTCAACGAACGGCATACTATCTTCGTATATCGTAATAGATATCTGATGGAGTATGACACTATCAAATGGGCTAAAGTAGCCATCTAGACTGGGGTGGTTATCTACTGTATCGGGTTCATCTGTTCTATTATCAGTCACAGGGTCTGGAGATAAATAGTCTCCTACAGTAAAGGCTGCTTCATCATCGAAGATGACAGTAGGAGTTATCATATTGATATCCTCAGCTACCTTATCCTTTTTCTTTCTACTAAAAAGTCCCATAATTCTATCCTCGTTAGTCATGTTCAGTTAGCAGGGCTGTAGTGTGCAGACAGCCCTACTTATTTGTGTACACTATTGTAAGTAAGCCTAATCAAACTTGTAAAAGATATGATTTCCTATCTTACTAGTGAACCTTACTTTAATCCTATCGTCATAAGCAGAGACTCTAGACCAGAAATCATTTAGACTCTCTGCTCTATAGTGAGTAGCACCCTTGGTTATATCTAATGGGTAGTCACCACTGATAAAACCTTTTGCAACTCCTACTATCATCTGATAAGATACTTTATCCATTGCGATGTCCTTCCTGCTATCATACAGCCAACTGAACTGTTTGTTAGCAACAACAACATCGCAAAGTGAGACGGCACCTCGGTAGTTGATACTCAACCTGTTGTTCACTACCTGCATAGTAGCTACAATACCTGGTAAGCCTTCTCCTCTCGCTTCATGGTAAGCATTCAACGCTAAACATTCTACTTCTTGCTTAGCGTGAGCCGCTTTTTTACAGCGAAGTCATCAACCTCTACAGCTACAGGCTCAGCCACAGGTACAACAGTAAGCTCTTCCACTGTGATAGCAGGAGAGGGTGCTTCGCTAGCATCTTCTTCAATACTAATAGACTTTACTGCTTCTGTCTCAGCATCCTTAGAGTTACTCTCGACTTCTTCATCCGCTGTCTTCCATTTAGCTTTGAAGTAATCCGAGGCTGCATTAAGTTTTACCTTAACCCAGTTAGGTTTATCATCGGGAGCTGCTGTACCTACCTCGACAATGTCAACAACATTACCGGCTCGGGTACCCTCTTCTTCGGCTACTACATCGTTAATAATGCTGATAGCTAAGAGGAGGACCAGTGATATCATCAGCATGATGAATAAGGGCTTACTGAAATAATCCCGTAACCCTTCTTCCTTGCTGTCACTAGCTTCTTCTTTTACCTTCTTCATAGTGTTACCTTCCTTACAGTTTTTAACAAGAGGGATGCATACCGTATGGTACACACCTGTAGTACTGTTATAATACTACAATGCAAGACACTCATTACTTAGACTACATGCATAAGTCCAGTGGAGCAATGAATGTCTTGAGTTCTAGTATCACTTAGAACTGTAAAGATACTGCTGTCAGTTGATAGGGCCAGTCCTCTAGTTGTCTCCACTCCTCTCTACATGCATAAGATAGGAGGTATAGATAAGTCCACTGTTAACCCTTATACATTCCACCGACGTCTAGCATTGACTCAATACCTACATGCATAAGGTACAATCATATCTAGATAGTGTGTAAGTATTTCTACTGCTTGTTCCCGCCCTTCTGATTGTTACCTTGGTTGCCTTTCTGACCAGCACTTTGGATATTATCAGAAGGATGATGCACACTAACTGTCGGAGGGCCTCGCTCTCTTGGGTTACTCTTCTTCTCAGACTTCTCATCTAAGAAAGAGAGTTCTTGGTAGTCAATCTCACTGGTTCCAACCCTCATTATCTTCCGCTTGTTAGGGGATAATGAACGAGAGTATCCTTGATGCGAAGCCAGAGAATATTGAACAAACTTTTCAATACCTTCCTTCTCTTTCTTCACCTCCTCACCTTTACGTTTTAACTGTAACTTGAGGTTTTTTTCTTCCAGTAATAACCTATCATAATCTATGTACAGATCAGGGACAGGCCTCCACCATTTAAACCCTAAGAAAGAACGAAGTTCACTCACTATAAATCTTCCACCTCCTATCGACTGGGGGTAATAGACTGAGTGTTTCATATCTCTCTTTTCCTTCAGTTGTATTAGTTTATATTTATGATGTCTCTTTCTAAAGTATAATCTTTTTATCTAGCTAGCAAGTTACAATCCTAAGGTCTTCAATCTTAGGGACACACGAGCTTCGGTCGGTCGGCACGTGTACACATCAGCTCAGGACTCCCACCTGAAGTCTCCTTGTCTCGACCACTTGCACTGGCCCTTGAGGGGAGAGGCATAGGACATTCACGTCCTACCACATTGTATTCTGTCAGCTGTCCGATGACACGGGGACACTCGATACAATACTAGCTTATACTTTATACTAACACTACATCGTTCTTGTTCCTTGCATGTCCTATGAGATGTGCGCTACGCTAAAGCGGAGCTATGTTATCACACCTTACCACAGGCTGGACAAGTAGACTTCTTAACACGATCCATTACTTGATTAAAGAGGTCAGGATCTTTCATCACCTCTTGCACTATAGCTTGGTTAGCTGATAGGTTACTCTCCTTATCGAGAGTCATAATGACGTTATCTTTTTGAGAACCATCGTCTATTGGTTCTATGTATATCTGTTTAGTAAAGGAGTTACTCCTCTTCTTGAACAGATCCAGATTGTCCACCTCCAAAGAAGATGGTATTCTTTTCCTTTGTACTCTTCTGATTGCATTGGTTGCTATCGTAGAGACAGCAGCCTTAACGACCTCATCCTGTGAAGCTCTATACCTTACAGCTTGGAACAGTAAATGACCATCAGAGTACGGTGTAGCATAGTCTAGGTGGTTACCATGCTTATCGATAACCTTAGAGAAGATCCCTTCTGATACCTTCTCTACTGCCTTAGACTTATGGACACCTTTGCTGAGACTATCAATAAAGCTTAACAGCTTAACGATACTAGGCACATTCTTGAGCTTCCAACGTGTGCTAACACCATTAGATTTAAGAGTAGACAGGTAGGATGACAAGCTTTGTATCCCTCTTTGTCTTGCTAGCCGGTGCCTATTAGCCCATATACCTTCTCTTGCTTCATATAAAGGAGTATTAAATCTCTTCTCAGAGGTACCTAGTATTCCGTTTAGATGTAGCCTGTTGTGGTAGTATGGGGTAGAGTCACCGATCTCATAGCCTATGAACATAGTAGGGTGTAGGTCCAATGGTACAGTTACATTAGCAGGTGAGTGTCTGCTAGTGTAGTCTCTATCATCTAATTCAGGGTATACCCTACTAGTATTCATGTCTTCGGAGTACTTTGTAGTTATATTTACAGAGTGCTTCTTATACTTAGGCTTGAGACTAACAAGATAAGATGTGAAGCCTGCCATAGCTCCTCTCTTCCTCTTGAAGTAATGATGTTTAGATAGCTTACGTTGACGTTCAAGACGTTGCTTCTGTACCTCAGGGTAGAAGCTTTGGAGTTCTCCTACGTCTTCATCGTTACTACTGTTAAAGAACATATCGTTTACGATAGACTCTTTATCGTTTGGTAATGCGCAGTATATCTTGAGTTCCTCATCAACCGATGTTGGTTCAAAGGGCATCTCTTCTACGTCATCATCATACCCAATATCCCAGTACTGAGGTACTGAGGTACTGTCTCCGATCTCACGAGAGTGATCTTCTTCCATTGCATTGTTAGTAGGCACCTTAAGGTGTGTACTCTCACTAGGAGACAACACATCCAACCTACCGCCTCTGCCTAACACTTCGAACCAACGGTTTTTATGCCATGTAGTTAGAAGCTCTATGAAGTACTCATCACTGTCTTGCAAGATGCTCCTAGTGTTGAGTACCTTTTGTTTCTCGTTGAAGTTATTACAACAACGATAACGATATGCTACATGGTCAGGGCGAGGTACGATGTCAGGTCTTTTAACATCCCTTCTCTTTCCATTGCCCCTAGTAGGCATATAGTGTTCCTTTCTATGTAAAGGAACAAAGCCGTATGTACTACAGTTACTGTCGAACCAAGACCATAGCTTTGGACACAAGTCTTGGAGCAACACTCTCTTTGGAGGTCCCTTCCCTTCACCACCTAACTGTAACATTGGAGTTATCAGATTGCTGGTAGCTTCAGTCAGAAGGTGTTGCTTTACTCTACTCTCCAAAGAGTATACGTTTTCGTGAAGGGTAGGGTTACCAGCTCTAGCCCCCACTATGGAACTTACAAGTGGCTTGATACTCTGATCAGAGATAGCCACAGGTTTTCTCTTTTGCATCTTTAGTCCTCCTATGTATACGATGACAAAAGTAATGGTATTCCTTATCTGTGACACAACTCAGCCAATACATATCTGTGTATGTACTGACTGCGTATACCTTAGGTAACCTACATTCATAAAATTACCTATCCCTTTCCGCCATGCTAATGAGCACAAGGATTCGAACCTTGATAAGCTATGCCAAGTATAGAAAGAGTTACGATTATCTAATAAGATAGTGATCTTATCGGCTGTTCGCCGTAGTCTTCTAGCTGCACAAGGCAGCACTCCAATTTACAGTTGGACGTTCCGACCGTGAATCTGATAGAAGGTATGATGCACTAGTTAAATCTACAAGAACAACGCTTCCATGCCCTTGTGAGATAGTCGCAAGACCCATACGCACTAGGTATGTAAGCTACAGAGTTTAAGACATGTTACTATTCAGGTTACGTTATCACTGCGTATATGACTATCTCGCAGGTTATTCTTATCGCCTATAAACTAGCTGAATTAGTTCTATATCTTAATGATGTAGCCTACACACAAGACATGCATAGGTAGTTTGTGGTTACGATATTATTGTTTAGGTACCTACATGCATAAGGTACACATCAGCCCTCGACCATGGGCTGCACCTAAGCTAACAAAGCTCAAGTTAAATACAGTACTCTGTAGGCAGGCTCTTTAGTCCTATCCCATAGTGCGCAGGTTATCCTTAAGAGTTCATCAGTATACCCTAACGTCCACCTTAAGTATCTCCCACTATCAGAGTGATGGGGACACTCTACTGCTACCCCTTCACTAACAGATAAGATAGCAGCTTTCTTCCCTTCTTTATACTCGTCAGATTCAATAGGTCTACGCCTACTGTATCTATCTAACTGCCTAACCTTCTGCATAGCAGAGTCTCCTCATTACTCTGATTAAGAATCTTCGTTAGCTACCTCAAAGAACCTATGGAAGAGTTCATCAGTCATAGGTAGAGAGACAAAGGTACACTTGTGAGGTAAGCTATCCATTGGAACTATGCCTCTCCTCTCTAGTTCTACAAGACAATCAATAAAATCTACACCGTAAACAGCGGAGGTATCATCATCATCCACTGTCATTCTTACTATTGTTTTCATAAGGAAATAGTCCTCCGTGTGTGTCATAGTTAAGGAATGAATCCAAGTCTTTCTTTCTAATACCTAAGTTACCAGCATTAGACATCCTTACAGCAAAGATTAACTCTTGAACATCTTGGCTGTACTTGAATGCGATATGTTCTTGGTCAAACCCTTGATAAGGCAAGCCATAGTAAACCCTACTGAAGTAGGTACGCAGCTCCCTGCCTATGTTAGCTGCAAAATTATAGATCACTACAATCATACTGTCCCACCTCCCCAAGGTGTCTGATACTTAAAGATGTAGTTAAAGAGTTCGTTATTCTCCCTCTCTACATTAGCTATGCCTAGCTCAAGCCAATGGATGTGACTTAAGAGCAAGTTACTACGCTGCTCAAGATCATCTACCTTGCAAGACAGCTCGAAGTTCTTCTCTGATAACCCTCTGCATTTTACTTCATTAATAACATTAACAAAGAATATGAATAGAGTTACCCCTAATGCATCTGTGTACATATTTAATTACTCCTTCTTTTTAATTTGATTACACTTACAGTATCGTAAGCTAGCTATCCTCTTTGCTTCTATTATGATACGGCAAACGAAAGCGCTTTGTATACACACAAAGAACAACGCCATATACACAAGGTGGAGGTGTTCTACTGTACACATATTCCTTACTCCCTTCTTTTCTTCTGAGTGTACCTGAAGGTGTAAAGACGTACTGTCTTTTCTACCCTCCAAATATGGTACGTTAGGATTAGGACCTGGAACTCCATGAGTACCAGTATAATAAACAGGAACTCTAACTTAGCCAGTAGCATTGTATCTCACCCTGTTACCTATAGTTTGGAGAGTGTCTTGCAAGATACGATAATCCTTTATGTACATCCCTCCTCTTACGTTACTGTTAAGCACCTTCAATGAGGCCATACAAGGCTCGACTACAATAGACGGACCTGTCCTACCATACGGGTGCACCTTAACTATTTTGTCACATTCATCCCACCTTAGTACTACGTGACTAAGGGGTAACTCTAATGTTAGCTTAATCATTTTCGTTAATCCCTAGGTTATCTTGCAAGACAAAGGTTTAAAAAAGAGGGACCACCCCTACTTGCAACGGATAAAAATTAAAAAGAAGCAACAACAATGGAGCACCACAGTACACATAGCACTATGTCCATTGCTGCTACTCTATCTTAGGTAGTAGGATAGACTTACCCTACCTTCTTTCTAGGCTTAATTAGATTGCTCATAATGCTAGCCTTAGCACTATTAGCTTTCGTCTGCCACGAGTTAAGCATTGCCTTACCTTGGTCAGGCCTGTTGTGCATAACATAGTCAAGAGAAGAAAGCATTTCAATCACTGCTTCGACTTCGCTCTTGTCAAGGTTGCTGCACAGCTTGCTTAGCTGATCATCGATGCTGCTTTCGTTGCTGTCTTGCAAGACAGTGCCTTGATTGTCACGGACTGCCCCTGTTTCGTCTGAGTTGTTAGACGTTACTACATCCACAACACCAGCCTTCCTCAACTTTTCTCTAGCTTCATCCTTAGTGATACCTTGTTTCTCAGCTAGACCTGACACCTGCGCTTCAATAGCTGCTTTCTCGGCTGTCTCAATAGCAGCTTTGTTAGCATTAGTTACGGCTTTCTCACAAGCGTGAGTGCTGCCCAGTGTGCGGATATCAAGACCACGTTTAAGGGCGTTACGAATCTTATTGAACGCCTTAATCATGTTCTTATGCTCCTTCTCATAACTTGCAGTCAAGTTACCTTGCGCTACATGCTTAGAGATACCCGACATAAGATCGCTATTGAACTGTTCGAGTACTTCGGAAGGAGTCATGCTTGCATCTTTAGCCCATATACTTATAGCTAAATCATACAGCAAGCTAGCAGCCGAGTCCTTGTACTTGTCAAGTCTGCCTTGAGCAGCATCAGCACAGATAAAAGCATCAATGATGCTATAACTATCTGCCTTGATACTGTTAAGGTTAATCACTTCATTGCTTATTCTACTCATAACTTTGAACCTCTTTAATTGTACTGCACATTAAAGAGCTAAGTCATTTGTCTTGCAAGACACCTGATTGTGACAGGCATAACTATCCTATCATGGTCAACCATGTTGCTGTCTTGCAAGACACCGCTTAGCTCCAGATATAGCTACCCATCAACTAGACATACATAATAGGTAGCTATGTCTAGAGCTAAGAGAAAAGTTAAGAAGTACTACTATTCATAGATCGTTTTACCTCCCGCTATTGTTATTCATCAGTTAACACTAGTAAGAGCACTGAGCTTAGTCAATGCTCTTAGTATTGTCAACTACTAATTACTTAAAACCTACGTAGTTTACACTATCTAATACTTGCATCAGTTTATTTAACTGAACGAAAGAGTTAAAGCAACGTATATCTAATCCAAGCTGTAAAGCTTTCACTACTACCATGAAATGAGGCATACTCTCTTTAGGGTAATCCATCCCTTGTTCTAATATCTCGCTTATCTCATTGGCATTGAACAGCTTGCAGTGCTCGTTAGTCACTTCTATTGCGTAGTTGAAAGCTATCTCTCCTAGATCATTCTCTAGTTCAGCTAGTTTATCCCTATACTCTGTTATCTTTTGCAACCTCTTCAGCATTGTTGACTTAAGGTCTTGTTCTACTGTCATATTATTCTCCTTATCAATTTTGTGCTTATCAAAACGCACTGTTAGCTACGCTATAAGTCACGCCATGCACTACAGAATAGAATGCTATTAGCGAAGCTTCATGCATAGCTTCATCAAAACTAAACCGCTCATACTTATACACGCACTACTCCTATTTAGTTAAAGGTATTACTACTAGCCATAGCACACTGCTAACTGAGCAATATGCTATCGGTACTAATAACACACACACACTTAACTACTATAAACGCATGTCTTTCAACTTCCTGAACTCGTGAGGAGTGAGACCTAACTCCTTACAAATCCTATGGAAGTTTACTTGGTCACGGAACTTCCTAGCTTGAGCTTTGCACTGATCGTATCCACGCTGGTAAGATGTGCTAGGATTCAAGATAGGTGCCTTGTCTCCTTTTGCATCATCAAACCCACGTTGATACTCCCTATGCCCAAGTGTAAGGCATTGCCCTTTGATACCACCCTGTACAAACTGGGCAGTACCACCATTAGTTCTATAAGCTTGCGTCATATTGTGTTACCTTATTTAGTTAGTCTTACTTTACAGAAAGGCAAGCCATATCAATAAAATACATAGCTATACATCTTTCTGTTTTGTGTATCCTTACAAATCTTTCTATCTCTTTTACTCCCTTCTTAGGTGTAAAAGCCCTGCTAGACATATCCTTGTGCATAGCTATTATAAAGCTATCCCCTTCCTTATAAGTAAGGACTATTTTAGTCGAAGGAAGGGCAAGAGTATGATTTTTAACCATCTTATTACCTCTTATCAGTTAATATCAACAATACACAATGCAGAGTACATGCCAACTTTGATAAATAACCCTAAGTCATTGATTCTATTAGCATTCTAGGTATTAGCACTACTTGGTATGATACTTGCTTAAGTGACAATTATGGTCACATAGATGACATTCTAGGGCGATAAGTGACAATTATGGTCACATTGGTCAAGGAATGAGCTACAGGCCGCATGATTATTCATCCTTTATACGTAATTATTATTGTACTGTATAGGTGTACAGGTACTGTATGGATATACAGGTGTATGAATATACAGG